GCCCTCTAGAAACCAGGAGGGTATTAGCCTACGGGTATCGTGAGTGTGAAAGCTCTATCATCCCAGGTTGGGATGGTGAAAAATTCATTAATGGGAAAAATATAATTAAATTGGACCCTTCAGTGAAAATCACCTCAATCAGGGAGCCGGCAGATAAAAGCCGGCCAGTAGTGATGGCTTCACTTGGAATGCATGTGGATGGCTTGGCCATGCCGCATCCAGATCCAAACGACACCCCGACGGTTATTGCGGGAGCTCTCTACAGGTTTGGGAGGGATATCGATCAATCCAATTTTCCTATGAGGAAATTCAGAAGGTTTGTGGCAAGGTGGTTAAAGAAAAATATGACACCTTTGCCAACTGACTCTGATACTTCATTTGAAACTTGGATTGTAGGTACTCCTTATAGCTTGAAGAGAAAAAATGAACTTCGACGTAAGTATGACATGATAAATGATGACCATTTGGGAAAATTGACTAAAAACATGAGAAAAGTTAAATCGTTCATTAAAGATGAAACGTATGAAACTTATAAACATGCACGTGCAATTAATTCCCGTGCGGATGAATTTAAGGTGACAGTTGGACCAATACTCCAATTGATATCAAACCAATTGTTCGCATTGAAATGGTTTATAAAAAAAATTCCGATTAAAGATCGACCTCAATATATTATTGACATGGTGACCAGAGATGGCCGGCCGATCTTTACAAGTGATTATACATCATTTGAGGCTGTTTTCAAAAAGAAAATTAAACAAGCCGCGGAATATCAGTTGTACAGTTATATGACAAAAAACCTTCCTGAACATGAAAAATTTATGGCCGAGATAATGATGACCGGCGAAATTAATGAAATAATGTTCAAATTGTTTGGCATGCAGATTGAAGCCAAGAAGATGTCCGGAGAAATGGATACATCTCTTAGCAATGGTTTCTCAAATTTGATGTTCATGCTTTACATGTGTCACAAAAATGGTAACATAAACGTTGCCGGATGCATAGAAGGTGATGATGGAATCTTCGTCTTTGACGGGGATCCACCTACTGAGGCGGCGTTCCTCAAGTTCGGTCTTTTGATCAAAATTCTAATTTTTAATGAATTGAACCACGCATCTTTTTGCGGAATGGTCTTTGATCTTAATGACCGGACGAATGTAACCGACCCAATTAAAGAATTGGTATCTTTCGGTTGGACTACAGCCAGGTACTCTCGAAGCAAGCAGTCGATTCATAATAATCTACTGAGAGCAAAAGCTCTTTCACTTGCTTACCAGTATCCAGCGTGTCCAATATTGTCAAAGTTGGCTTATAAAGTTTGCCAACTGACACCGGGAGCTAATTCTCTGAAATTTCTTAACAAGCAGAATACTTATGCGTTTAATCAATATGAGCTCGAAATGATGCTCGAAGCGCACGAATACTTCAAAAAGAATGAATTGTTGTCCGTACCCAAAATCGGAACTAGGCTCCTTGTTGAGCAGTTGTATGGGTTATCGGTCGGATCGCAGTTAATTCTTGAAGAGTACATAGATTCACTCGAAGAAATTCAACCTCTCAATCATCCTTTGATTTACCAAAACGCAAATAACGTTTGGTCGGATTATTTTGAAAGGTATTGCTCAGTGCAAACAATTGGGCGATCATGTAATTCCGTCATGAACTGTTGGCCTCAAGCTCGGCCACCGGCGGTATTTACTAAATCGACCAATATAAGGATCCCTTAAAAATCCACCCACGCTTGTGGGTGAAGATAGCTGAAAAGCATGGATCCTACACTAGAGCATTTGACCGCGATGTCATTAAACGAAGGGCTATTAGTCTCATGTGTTATGGGATGTTTTCATGAAAGACGAA